AGTAAGGACATTGACACTTTTGATAACGTTGTATTTCTGATTTTTTAGCTACTATTGTATTTTTACAGTCAGGGCATTGTGCAGTTATTTCATCAGGATCACCAAATATCAAGGAACCGCCATCTCCAAAATTTATTGAATTACCTGTGACTTGAATATTACCAGTTTGAGTAATCCCATCAAAACCTACAGTCCCAATTGTATCTTTAAAATTTGTACCTTGTAGGAAATTTGAGGAATGATTTTTAGCTTGTAAGTGAGTTCTAGGGGAGTTAATTTCAACATCTAACAACTTATTGTGACTGTTATTAATAGCTGACACGGATGTATAGTCCGCATTTATGATTTGGTTGATAATTATTTGGGTACTCCAATCCTCTGTTTCAACAATAAATTCGGAAGGTAGTTCTTGTTTAGCTTGTTCAATAATAGTGTCTATTTTTTCTTCTAAATCAGATACTGCAGAAACTGTTACGGCCATTTTTTGAATTTTTTCCACATCATCTTCAATTGTTACTATCTTTGTATTTGTTTGATAGATACTTTCGCGTAACTCAGTGATCTTTAAGTTAAGGTCATGGTTAGCAACTAACTTATTTATTAGTAATGCCGCCTGTTGATACCCAGGAACAGGTATTAGTGTGGCTAAAAACGTGTAATAATCAAGATCATCTATTATTTGTTGATTTGAAGGTAATGTTTTAAAGTAAGCTTTGATTTGATTAATTTTTTCTTTTATCATTATGTTTTGTCCTCTCCTATATCCCTAATAGCTGCTTTTTCTTCGCGTCAAATTCATCTTGTGTTAATATCCCATCATCCAATAAATCTTTCAATTCACGGATCTCGTCAGCGACATCATACATATCTTTTTCCACTTTACCTGCAGGAGCAGTTGACGTTTTAGCCATTGCTTTAAGGTTCTCAATAGCTGCTTTAATTTCAAGTGCAATATGGGCTGGCACATCGTCAATGATTGCCTTGTTTCCAGTTGATACGATTTCAATAGTAGAGTAAACAAGTTTATTAGAAATGTTAATACTACTAATCGATGCTAATGGAATGCTTCTTTCATCGTTAGAAACAATGCCTTTGATTTCGTGTAAAATGATTCGGTTATCTGTTACATAAAGCTGTTTTGTACCTTTTACGGATGCACATACAGCGAGTAGTGTTTCACCTTGATCTGTGAGCCTATCATCAAACATTTGAATTTGTTTAGCCATTGCTTTTTTCTTACCAAAGCCAGCAAATTTAGTAGTTTCTGCAATTGTATCCATGTCATGCACTCCTTACAGATATTTGTAATCTTATTTTATAGAAAATACTACCAATAGTACATATAAAAAAAGCCACCCATTTGAGTAGCTTTAGATTATTTTATTTGTTTAATTGCTTCATTCATTTGTTCTTCATTAGATTTTACAGCTTCACTATCAACAGTATCGACACCGCGATATGTATACTTCATGTTTTGGAAGTAGTCAGAAGCAAAGTCTTTTA